CAATCCTTCGCTGGGATATACGGTAGATATAGAACGCTTGCGTGATGCCTACCGGGAAGCAAAACAGAATCCGGCAGACGAAGTGACCTTCAAGTGGTTGAGACTGAACATGTGGGTTTCAAGTACGGTTGCATGGATACCGGATGCGATATTCATGAAGGGTAATGAAGAAATCGACCTGGCGGCCCTGGAAGGCAGGGACTGTTATGGCGGTCTGGACTTATCCAGCACGGGAGATATCACGGCTCTGGTTCTGATGTTTCCTCCGAGGGATGAAGATGAGAAGTATATCCTGCTTCCGTTCTTCTGGGTTCCGGAAGAGACGATACCGCAGAGGGTGAAGGCAGCTTCCGTTCCTTATGACATCTGGGAGAGGCAGGGATACCTTTTATCGACCGAGGGCAACGTGATCCACTATGACTTCATTGAGAAGTTCATCAACGATCTGGCGGAGAAATACCACATTGTTGAGATTGCAGTGGACAGGTGGAATGCCACACAGATGATCCAGAACCTGGAAGGTGACGGCTTCACGATGGTTCCGTTCGGTCAAGGCTTTGCTTCAATGTCCGGACCGACGAAAGATTTTTATCGTCTGCTCATGGAAGGACAGATCATTCACGGAGGGCATCCGGTTCTCAGGTGGATGGCCGGCAACGTGGTAGTCGATACGGATCCTGCCGGAAACATCAAGGTAACGAAAGCGAAATCGAAAGAAAAGATCGACGGCATTGTGGCTGCGATCATGGCTCTTGACCGGTGCATCCGCAATCAGACGGAACCGCAGGGGAGTGTTTATGATGAGCGCGGCCTGTTGGTCTTTTGAGGATAAAGCAATGTTGATTTTATCAGTGATCGGCTTCCTTGTGATCAGGGAAGCCTTGAATCAGGCATATGAAGGAGGGACTGGGTATGGGAATACTGAGCGGTTTATTTCGGAGCAGGGATAAGCCCACGGACAGGACGGCAGGAAGCAGCTATAGCTTCTTTCTTGGCGGAACTGCAAGCGGCAAGTACGTGACTGAGAGATCTGCGATGCAGATGACGGCGGTGTATTGCTGCGTGAGGATTCTGTCAGAGGCGGTGGCAAGCCTGCCATTACAATTTTACAGATATACCGATGATGGCGGTAAGGAAAAAGCGGTGGAACATCCGCTTTATTTTTTGCTCCATGATGAGCCGAATCCGGAGATGACTTCCTTTATCTTCCGGGAGACATTGATGACACACCTTTTGCTGTGGGGGAATGCGTATTCGCAGATCATTCGTAATGGCAAGGGTGAAGTTGTGGCTCTGTATCCGCTGATGCCGGATCGGATGAAGGTGGATCGTGATGAGCATGGAAGGCTTTATTACGAATACACCGTCTATGATTCGGACGATGTGGACGGAAGAAAAGGCACAAATAAGGTCGGAAGGACGGTAAGGCTTCAGCCTCATGATGTGTTGCATATTCCAGGTTTAGGCTTCGATGGTCTGGTTGGCTATTCGCCGATTGCGATGGCGAAGAATGCCATTGGACTGGCAATAGCTACGGAAGAATATGGAAGCAAGTTTTTTGCAAACGGTGCGGCTCCTTCCGGTGTGCTGGAGCATCCGGGAACCATTAAGGATCCGAGCAAGGTGAGGGAAAGCTGGCAGGCGACCTTCGGAGGAAGCGGCAATGCGAATAAGATTGCCGTTTTGGAAGAAGGCATGAAATACACGCCGATTTCCATTTCACCGGAGCAGGCTCAGTTCCTGGAGACAAGGAAGTTCCAGATTGATGAGATCGCGAGGATCTTCCGTGTGCCGCCTCATATGATCGGAGACTTGGAAAAGTCCAGCTTTAATAACATTGAGCAGCAGTCGCTGGAGTTTGTGAAGTATACGCTGGATCCGTGGGTGAGCCGTTGGGAGCAGGCAATGGTGAGAGCCTTGCTGACTCCCGATGAGAAGAAGAAATACTTCTTCAAGTTCAACGTGGACGGCTTGTTAAGGGGCGATTACCAGAGCCGGATGAACGGCTATGCGACAGCCAGACAGAATGGCTGGATGTCTGCCAATGATATCCGAGAGCTGGAGAACCTGGACAGGATCCCGGCGGAACAGGGCGGTGATCTGTACCTGATCAATGGAAATATGACGAAGCTGGAGGATGCCGGGATATTTGCGGCAGGCAACAACGGAAAGGAGGAAGGAGATTCCGATGAAGAAGTTTTGGAACTGGAAAAGCAGGAAGATCAGAGACCAGGCTTCAGGCGAAGAGGTCAATGAGCGAGTGCTTTTCCTTAATGGAACCATAGCAGAAGAGAGCTGGTTTGACGATGATGTCACACCAGCTCTTTTTAGAGAAGAGCTGAATGCCGGAACAGGAAACATCACGGTCTGGATTAACAGTCCGGGTGGTGACTGCGTGGCAGCGGCTCAGATCTACAACATGCTGATGGACTATAAGGGCGATGTCACGGTGAAGATCGATGGCATTGCGGCATCGGCGGCAAGCGTGATCGCGATGGCAGGGACAAAGGTGCTCATGAGTCCTGTGAGCATGATGATGATCCACAATCCAGCCACTATTGCTTTTGGTGATACGGCGGAGATGCAGAAGGCAATCAACATGCTGGCTGAAGTGAAGGAATCCATCATGAATGCTTATGAGATCAAGACCGGCATGAGCAGGACGAAGATCTCACATCTGATGGATGCGGAGACCTGGATGGACGCGCATAAGGCGGTGGAACTGGGATTTGCGGATGATGTGCTGCAGAGGGCGGATGCATCGGAGGGCGAAGATCTGGAAGCACCGGAAGTGTCGATGCTCTATTCCAGGGCGGCGGTGACCAATTCGCTGATGGAAAGAATAGCAGCGAAGTGTCACATCAAGGCACCGGAGAATGGTGCAGCAACTGAACAGACAACGGATAACGGGCGTTCTTGTGATGAGATCAGGGAACGCTTGAATTTTATCAAGAGATTCATTTAAGGAGGAATCGAGCTATGACTATCAAAGATATGATCGAGAAGAGAGCAAAGGTGTGGGAGACCGCGAAGAACTTTGTGGATACCCACGAGAATGAGAACGGCGTTCTGTCTGCGGAGGATAACGCGACTTACAGCCGTATGGAGCAGGAAATCGAGGATCTGACTGCGGCAATCGACCGTCAGCAGAGAGCTGAGGCAAGAGAGGCTGAGTTCAACAAGCCTGTCAATATGCCTCTTACAGGAAGACCTGCGAGACAGGAAGTGGAGGAAAAGACAGGCCGCGCTTCCAATGCGTACAAGGAAGATTTCGGCGCGCATCTTCGCGGAAAGAGACTTGTTCACAATGTCCTTTCCGAAGGCGTGCAGGCGGACGGCGGATACCTTGTTCCGGAAGAGTTTGAGCGTCAGATCGTGATGGGTCTGGATGAGGCGAATGTGGTGAGAGGGCTTGCGAAGGTCATTACCACAAGCGCTGAGAGAAAGATCCCGGTTGCGGCGACTCATTCCGAGGCAAAGTGGACGGCTGAAAACGGCGCTTATACCGAGAGCGATCCTACTTTTGACCAGAAGACTATTGATGCATTCAAGCTTACCGATCTTGTGAAGGTTTCCATTGAGCTTCTTCAGGATTCCGCGTTCGATCTTGAAAGCTATATCGCGGCTGAGTTCGCGAGGGCTTTTGGTATCGCGGAGGAAGAGGCGTTCTGTGTGGGTACCGGAACCGGCCAGCCTACAGGTATCTTTACCGCGAACGGCGGACAGGTGGGCGTGAATGCTGCGGGTTCTACCGCTGTTACCGCGGATGAGCTGATCAGCCTTGTATACGCGCTTAAGAGCCCTTACCGCAGAAACGCGAAGTTCCTTACGAATGACGCGACCATCGCTGCGATCAGGAAGCTGAAGGACGGCAACGGTGTTTACCTCTGGCAGCCTTCCCTTCAGGCAGGTGAGCCGGACAAGCTCCTGGGCTATGACCTTTACACCAGCCCTTATGTTCCGCAGATGGAAGCAGGCGCTTACTCTGTAGCGTTCGGTGATTTCAAGAATTACTGGATCGCTGACCGCGCCGGCAGAACTGTCCAGAGACTCAATGAGCTCTACAGCACCAACGGCCAGGTTGGCTTTGTTGCTACTGAGCGTGTTGACGGCAAGGTCATTCTTCCGGAGGGCATCAAGCTCCTGAAGATGAAGGCGTAAGGATAACGGATAACAGGGCTGCTGTATTTTGCGATACGGCAGCCTGGATTTTGGAGGTGTGAAATGAGCGAATATAACGCAAAGAATTATACAGAGCAGGGCGGCGATGTCACTCATATCGGCGGCAAGATCGTGTATGACAATGGCCTGATGCCGAACATGAGCACGGCTGATGTGACAAGCGACACCGTGGCAAAGGTCAGAACTACTCTGAATGCCCTGATCACAAAGCTTAAGAATGCGGGCCTTATGGTGGGCGATGCGTTTACCATGCAGTATGCGGCGGTGACGGACAGTGTTGCCGGCCATGCGGATCGTTCCTATAACACCGGGAAGATTTCCGATGTTACGGTGGATAATGACGCGCATATCATCACGATCACTTTGTCCGAGAAGGTGAAGGATCTTAAGGATTTCGAGGCCGGTAATGGATGGGGCAAGCACAAGTGGCTTGGCGTTGGTCTTGGCGTTGGGATCTCTCCGATTACTGGTCTGTATTACAACGGTTCTGCTTTGAGCGCGGAGGATGTTTCCGAAGCGACTCAGTGTGGTTTGGATGCCGGGTACTTTGTCCGCTGGGTTGCGGCTGATCTGGTGCTTGCCGGTGATAACACGGAGAAGTCGGTGGATACCTTTACGCTCTGGGCGGATGGTTACGCGGAAACGGCTTATAAGCTTGTGATCGTGGAGCCGGATGCGGAGTAAGGAACATGGGCGGTGGAGAAATCTGCCGCCTTTATTGTGAGGTGAGTTCAGATGACTTTGACAGTGGAAGAAATGAAGAATTATCTGCGGATCGATTTCGAGGATGATGATTCGCTTTTGGAAAACTTCATAGCAGCCGGGAAGAAGCAGTGCATGGATATCCTGCGGACGGACGATGAGGCGGATCTGGACGCCTGTGCTAATGGGAAGATTGCCGTGATGTTTACGGTGGCTTATCTGTATGAGCACAGGGAAGAAGCCGATCATCACGCAATGGATCTGACACTTCGGGCGCTGTTATTTGGCAGCCGAAAGGAGGGATTCTGATGAATGTGGCGGCTTTGAGGTCCAAGGTGACATTCCAAAAGAATGAGACCGTGACGGATAAGTACGGCAATCATAAGAACGACTGGACGGATTATTATACCTGCTGTGCCACGATTGGCGGTGAGGGGCTGGCCAGTTCTAAGGAAGAAGAGGTTGCTGGAACTACGGTTGAGGATTTTTCAATGACCGTATCTATCCGTTATTGCCAGAAGGCTGCTGCGATTGATTCCACGCACTACCGGGTGATGTTTATGGGTGAAATCTACAACATCCTGAATATCGACCATATGAACTTCCGGAAGAAGTCATTGAAGTTCACCTGTAGGAAGGAGCGGCGCTGATGGCACAGACGATAAAGATTGACCAGCTGGCGGATACCGTGATGAAGGGCATGGAGGAATACGCGAAGCTTGCTGCGGAGGACCTGAAGAAGGATGTCCAGAAGGCGGGCAAGACCGTAAAGCAGCAGATCGAAAGCACGGCTCCGAAGAAGACGGGTAAGTATTCCAAGAGCTGGGCAGTGAAGAAGACCAGGGAAACGTCAGATTCCATCCAGATCGTGGTGTATTCCAAACGATACCAGCTGACACATCTTTTGGAGTTTGGCCATGCGAAGCGCGGCGGTGGAAGGACAAGGGCGTTCCCTCACATCGCGCCGGCGGAGCAGGCGGGTATCGAGCAGCTGACAAGGGATATCGAGCGTGACCTGCAGAAAGGCGGTTAGAAATGGAGATATTGCTTTTGTTATTCGTGATCGCTCTTGGGATTGCGGTGTTTGGCGTTGCTATTTACCACAGTACCCGGAGGGGCGAGGATTGTCATGGTTATCCGTATAACTGCCCGGTTTGCCGTCATGCTGCGGAATGCATTATCGAGATCGGGAGGAAGAAGGATGACGCATGAAGATGTAATGCAGATGCTGGCTGAAACGGAGATCCCATTTGCGTATGACCATTTCGCGGAAGGGGAAAGTCCTGATCCGCCATTCATCTGCTTTTTATTTCCGGGTTCGGAGAACTTCGCTGCGGATAACGTGGTGTACATGGAGTTTTCCAACCTGAGCATTGAACTTTATACCGATGAGAAGGATCCGGAAATTGAAGACAGGGTCGAGGCTGTGCTGAATGCCCACGAACTGTTCTGGAACAAATCTGAGGTATGGATCGAATCAGAGAAACTATACGAAGTGCTGTACCAGATGACGGTATAGCGGAAAGAGAGGTTTATTATGCCGAGTACAAATAACAAGGTGAAATTCGGACTTAAGAACTGCCACTATGCCAAGGCAACTCTTGATCCGGATACGAATGAAGTTACTTTCGCTACACCGGTAGCCATTCCTGGTGCAGTGAATTTGTCGCTGGATCCTGAAGGGGATACCGAGCCGTTCTATGCGGACGATATGGTGTATTACACCACAGTTGCGAACAACGGTTATTCCGGCGATCTGGAAATCGCGCTGATTCCTGAAAGCTTCAGGAAGGATATCCTGAAAGAGACTGAGGATGCGAACGGCGTCATGGTGGAGGATTCCACGGTGGAGCCTGAGCATTTCGCCCTGCTCTTTGAGTTTTCCGGGGATAAGAAAAAGATCAGGCACTGCATGTATTACTGTACCGCTGCGAGACCTACGATCGAGGGCAAGACCAATGAGGATTCCAAGGAAGTCCAGACTGAGAAGCTGGAGATCACGGCGACTCCGCTTCCGAACGGACTTGTGAAGGTGAAGACTGGAGCGAATACTTCCGATGCGGTTTACAACGGATGGTATTCGGGTGTTTATCAGACGGAAAGCGCTCAGGTATCGGCGGTTCTTACCGGTATCACAATCGGAAGTCTTCAGCTTACGCCTGCTTTTGATGCCGGTACCACTTCTTATACGGCTGAGACCGTGAATGATGAGGATGCGGTATCTGCGACGGCGGCAAGCGGAACGGCGGTTACGATTCTGGTAAATGGTGTGGCTCATACCAGCGGCGATGATGCAACTTGGGAGAGCGGAACCAATACCGTGACGGTGATCGCAAGTAAGACCGGATGCACCAGCACGGCATATACCGTGACGGTGACAAAGAACGGACAGGGTTGATAAGTGTTTTTTAGGGCAGGGCTTCGGCTCTGCCCATTCTTATGATTGGAGGAAAGTGAAATGGCACTTACAAAGACAGTGAATATTGATGGCAATGATGTGACTTTCAGGGCATCGGCAGCCATTCCGAGAATATACAGGAACAAGTTCCACAGGGATATCTACAAAGATCTTCATGACTTGCAGAAGAGCATTGATGAGAATGATCCGGAAAATTCCGCGCTGGATTCTTTTTCGCTGGAACTGTTCGAGGATATCAGCTACATCATGGCGAAACACGCGGATCCGCAGAATGTTCCTGATACGCCGGATGAATGGCTGGATCAGTTCGGGACTTTTTCCATTTATCAGGTGCTTCCTGAGATTATCGAGCTTTGGGGCTTGAATGTGCAGACGCAGGTGGAGAGTAAAAAAAACTTCGAGCGACTGACCGGGAAATGACAACGCCGCTCTTACTTTTAAGGGCGGTGCAGCTGGGCGTGCATATCAGTGAGATGGATTTGCTGACGATAGGATGCTTACTGGATATGTATAGTGAGCTTCAGGCTGATGATGTGCCTCCGGTTTACACAGCCAGCCAGGATGACATGGATAAGTTTTAATTGATATTTGTATGGATTAGTAGTATTATACTAAAGGAAAATAGAAGAAAGGCACGCATCTTGTGTGTGGGTGAGGAAATGAAGAATAGATAATTTGATTTGGTAAACGCGAACGAAAATATTATGGCCTGAAAAGGTCTGTTTGTGTATGCCGAATTGGATTATCGTATTCATTTTGAAGCCATCTTGAAGTGATGCTTTCTTTCGGCATATATTGGGTCTTCATTTGTACGTGTAATCTGCTTTCGGCTTGGAGCAGATTTTTTTGTGCCATTAAAAATATCGGAGGTGATGTGTATGGCACAGATACAAGTGACGGACCTGACATTTTCCTATGACGGAAGCGCGGACGATGTTCTTAAAGATGTGAATTTTAACATTGATACAGACTGGAAGCTGGGGCTGATCGGAAGAAATGGTAAGGGTAAAACAACTCTGCTAAACCTTCTTATGGGAAGATTTGATTACCATGGCAATATTAAGACATCTACCTGCTTTGATTATTTTCCGTATACAGTATTTGATTCAGATCTGACAAAAAATGCAGTTGATCTCATAGAGAGATGGAAACCACAGATTGAAATCTGGCAGGTTCTGATCCAGATGAATGAGCTTAAGATGGATCCGGAATGCTTATACAGACCATTTGGTACGCTTAGCTTCGGAGAGCGGACAAGAGTGATGTTGGCAGTGCTGTTTGCGGCAGAGAATGAGTTCCTTCTGATCGATGAACCTACGAACCATTTGGATACCAAGGCACGGGATATTATAAAAGAGTATCTGGCTTCAAAAAAGGGGTTTATCCTTGTATCACATGATAGGGATCTTTTGGATGCTGTATGTGATCATGTGCTTGTTTTGAACAGGTCTACAATCGAGATACAGGCAGGCAATTTTTCAACATGGTGGGAGAATAAGGAAAAGAAGGACGCATTTCAGCAGGCGGAAAATGAAAAGCATCTTAAGGAGATAGGCAAGCTGAGAGCAGCGGCTGACAGGAGCAGCCGGTGGGCAGATAAGAATGAAAATTCCAAGATAGGATTTGATCCCGTAAAGGAGCATGACAGGAGCATCGCAACCAGATCCTTTATTGGCGCAAAAACCAAGAAGATGCAAGCTCGTGTGAAATCCTATGAGCAGCGTATTGGACGCGAGATTGAAGAGAAAGAAGGTCTTCTGCAAGATATTGAGAGAGTATCAGATCTGAAAATAGAACCGCTTAAATTCCATAAGGGGGTGCTTATCAATGTGAATGATCTGTCGCTTGGATATGAATCTGAGAAGCCACTGTTTGAAGGCCTGCGTTTTCAGGTTAAGCGAGGCGAAAGAATAATTCTTTCTGGTGAGAATGGATGCGGGAAATCGAGTGTTCTGAAGGCGATATTGCAGAAGGCAGATTTTAGGGAGTGGGGAGCCGATTCGGGGTTACTCATATCAGGAGATCTGGATGTTGCATCCGGCATGACTATATCGTATGTCAATCAGGATACGTCTTTTTTGTCAGGTACTTTACGGAAATACAGTGAGATTAAAGGGCTTAATGAAAGTCTGTTTCTTGCGGTGCTAAGGCAGCTTGATTTTGGACGGGAACAGTTTGTGAAAAATATGGAGGACTTTTCGGAGGGTCAGAAGAAGAAGGTACTGATTGCAGCAAGTCTGCTCACGCCGGCTCACTTATATATTTGGGATGAACCATTAAATTTTATTGATGTGTTCTCACGGATGCAGATAGAAAAACTGATCCTGCAATATAAGCCTACCATGCTTTTGGTAGAGCATGATGTCAGGTTTCAGGAAAAAGTAGGTACAGATATTATCAGAATAGGATAATGTCAGAAAAGAAATAATTGGGAGAAGATCGGGAAACCGGTCTTTTTCTTTTACCCAAAATCAGGAAGGAGGGACATAGATGGCTGGACGGATCCAGGGTATCACCGTTGAAATTGGCGGCGATACCACCAAATTACAGACTGCCTTGAAGGGCGTAAATACAGAGATCAGGAATACGCAGAGCCAGCTGAAAGATGTCGATAAGCTCCTGAAACTTGATCCGGGAAATACGGAATTGCTTGCACAGAAGCATAGGCTCTTGGGAGATGCAGTTAAGGAAACAAAGGAAAAACTGGAGACCTTAAAGACGGCAGCTGAGCAGGCAGATCAGGCACTGAAAGATGGCACGATTACACAGGAACAATATGACGGTCTGCAGAGGGAGATTGCTGAGACAGAGGCAAAGCTGAAATCCTTGGAGGAACAGGCAAAGAGTTCTGCAACGGCTCTTCAGGAAATCGCCGCAAAGGGTGAGAAGCTGAAGACGGTCGGGGATAATATCACGAATGTCGGGAAGAAGTTCCTTCCTGTGACAGGGGTTGTGGCTGGACTTGGTACGGCGGCGGTGAAAACAGCCGCTGATTTTGATTCTGCCATGAGTAAAGTGGCGGCGGTGTCCGGCGCGACAGGCGCAGACTTTGATGCTTTAAGAGATAAAGCCCGTGAGATGGGATCCAAGACAAAGTTCTCCGCATCTGAGGCTGCGGAAGCCATGAACTACATGGCGATGGCAGGCTGGAAGACGGAGGATATGCTGGAAGGCATCGAAGGCGTCATGAACCTTGCGGCGGCTTCCGGTGAGGATCTGGCAACTACATCTGATATCGTAACGGATGCGCTGACAGCTTTTGGACTTTCTGCATCTGATTCCGGCCACTTTGCGGATATCCTTGCAGCGGCAAGTAGTAATGCCAACACGAATGTTTCCATGATGGGTGAAACCTTCAAGTATTGCGCTCCAATTGCCGGTGCTTTGGGCTTCTCTGCGGAGGATACGGCGGAAGCAATTGGCTTGATGGCCAATGCCGGCATCAAGGGTTCTCAGGCAGGTACGGCTTTGAGGACGATCATGAATAACCTGTCCGGTGATGTGAAGATCTGTGGTTCTTCTATCGGAGAGGTGACGGTGGCAACTACCAA